TTAGGTGGAACGAGAATATAATCTGTATCTGGTAAATCAGGCAGATTTATTTCCATTCTTTTTCTTCTTTGCTCTTGCTATTTGAAGTAATAAAAAATCTTTTTTACTTATTTTGCCATCTTTATTGGCATCAATTTTTTTTTGATTTCCTTTAAGCATCAGAATCAGGGGTAGTTCTATCTTTAATTATAGCTGTTAATTCAATAAATCTTTTTTCACATTGTTTAACAGTTGCTTGTGCTTGATTATATTTATTAACTATGTCTTGCAGCTCTGCTTTTAGTTCTTCGGTTGTTGGTTTTGCCATACTTAATTTAAAAGGGTTAGATATATTGTGCCACGATTAATTAATTGCTGCCATTATGTAGTTACTTCAAATAAGGTAATGGAGGAACAAGGCAAAAGAGTTCCAGCGTCATTATTATTTTCACTTGTTCTATTGAGTTTAATGGTTTGTGTTCCACCACTACCTGATCTCATTCTAACTCCGTATGTAATCGCAGAGGTTGTTGCAGGTTCGTCAATAAAATTACAAATACATGGTGTAACGTAATAAACTTTTTCATTGCCATTAGCCCCTGCGGTTCTTACTCTACTACCATCAGTATCTGCCATAGAAGCTGTATGTTCTGTACCATTTTTATCTAAATTAATACCAACAGCATTTGTAGCTGAACTCGAACTGACGTGAGCCACAACTTGAATTAAAATTTTACTTGAGTTACTTGAAGGTGTTATAACACATGACATACAAACACTTGACGCATTTCCAGCTCCGACACTTTCAGAAAAAGAATCTTTTTTAACTGTCTGTTTTACCTGTATTATTCCACCATTAGCACCACTTGACAGACCACCGACAGGAACGATTGAATTAACTTTTATTTGGCTCATGGTGCTATCTCCATTAAAATCATTACTGATGCAGCCCTTTGTAAACCTGAACTGTTTGTATCTCCATTTACCATATTTATATACATAGTTCTTGAACTGCCTGAACCATGACCTAAAGCTAAACTATAGGTTTGTGCAGAGGTTGATTGTGGTTTATCTAAAAGTGACAATGTAAAACAATTACCAGCAGGGTCGGTATTATTACCACTTGCACTAACTCGTTTCATACTACCAGAAGCGTCACCAATAGGTGTTGTTGTGCCATTTCCGTTAACAGCCGTATCAAGATTTGAGCTATTTCTTCTATAAACAATAGATACGTTACTAACTTGTCCAGATACAGCTACATTAACAAATCCAGTTATATATATTAAACTTGATGTACTTGAGGGGGTGATAGTTCCATTGAATGTAGAATCAAAACCTGTAATAGCACCAGAAGCAACAGTTCCCGACACTGTGTCTGTTTTAACTGATTGAACAACTTGTAATATTCTTGTTAAATTAACACCAGAGGTGTTCTGAATAGCATTAACTTTTAATGTACTCATGGCTTAGGATATTTAGCTTTTACAGCAGCAACGTGATCTTTCCATGTAGTCGTACCATTTACAGCGTCTTTATACTGCATATCCATTTGGTCACCCCAAGAAGCATATATAGTGTCTGTCGTACCAGCTTCACCTGTTCTTTGACGTTGATATAAAGTTGCAGCAGCTTCAGCATTTAAAGTAGCTCTTGCACTATCAATTTTGCTCTGGTCAAGACTTACAGAAGCTCCGCTTGCGTCAAAAGCACCTTTGCTGTCATCAATAGAAACTACTGTTCCAGCGTATGCTTTATAAATTGCTTCGTGATCTAATGCCATAGTTAGTTTTTAATTAGATTATACATGAAAGTAATCATGCTGACACCTCAAACAAAGTAACAGTTGAAATATAAGAACCAGTTTCGGCATTTGTACTACTAGAACCTCCATAATTTATATAAAGATTTCTAGTCGAACCAGAAGTATGTGACAACTGAAAAGTATAAGCTTGTTCAGATGTTGAATTTGGACTATGTAAAAAGTTTATAGGTGTTGATCCTGCTGCTTGGTTATTAGGAGGATTTACACCAATATGAGCAATCCTATTGCTGCCATTTGTAACACCATTTCCATTGGCTGCACCAGCCGTAATGGAACCATTTATTCTTAGTCCAACGTGTAAATATTGTCCACCATCATGTCCTATAGCTAGTTGACCAAGCACTAAAATTTTAGATGTTGATGAAGTTGGTGTAATGGTTGTTTCAAAAGCCGTAAAATCATAAACCCCTTGAGAAGCAATAGAAACTGAAACCCTAGAAGTATATACATTGCTTATAGTTTGAATTATTCCACCACCACCACCTGTTGGTACACCTGCTACTGGAATTATACTGTTAACTTTTAAAGTACTCATAATTTATACGATAGTAAGAGTTTCTCCTGCTCCTACAGTAACAGTAACATTGCTATCTATAGTAATTGGACCTGCTGCCATTGCGTTTTTGCCATTAGTAATAGTATAACTTGTAGTTACATTCTGACCATTTTCGTAAAATATTTCATCAGATCCACCACCTGTAGCACCAGCCGATATTCCTGTAAGACCTGACCCATCACCAGCAAAAGCTGTAGCAGTACAAGTACCTGTAACGGTAAATCCACCTGTAACTGTTTCTGCTTTCTTTGAATCTGCGAAATAGAGTTCGAGTGCATTATTACTTCTTTTTGAAACTAAGGTTTTTGTAGTTGTGCCAAGGGCATAAGTTCCGAGTACCAAATCACCACTACCACCATTCATTCCAAGAATAGTAAAATCACTACCATTTACATATGAAATACTATAGTCACCTGTGCCTGTATGATCGCCAAATGTAAGTGTTGCACTATCAGCAAATTCTAAAGAGTCTTGACTAGCATCAAATAATATTTTAGTTGAACCACCACCACCTTTAAAATCTACGTCTTGACCATTAGTATCTAAAGTACCGCCTAACTGTGGTGATGTGTCAGAAACTAAGTCTGTGTTAATACCTGTAAGGTTTGAACCATCAATAGCTGGTAATGTACCTGTTATATTAGCTGCTGGTAAATTAGTAAGGCTTTGACCTGATCCTTCAAACACACCAGCTGTTAATGTATTTGAACTAGGGTTGTATTTTACCTGACTCCCGCCATCAATAGCTACTTGTTTGTCTCCAGAACCATTAGCAAATACTACGTCATAGTTAAAGTTACTACTTGTTGATTGTATATCTATAGTTCCAGCTTTAATATTAAGAGCATCTATATCTGATTTAGTCTGATCGGCAGTTGCGTTTGATTCTATACCATCTAGTTTTGTACCATCAGCAGCTACATCTCTTCCGTCAACTGTACCTGTAACTGCTAAATTCCCTGTTATTGTTGCACCCGCTGTTGTTGTTTCTATTTTTTTTGAAGAACCTTGTGATAAAGTTATTTTTCCGTCATATCCTAACTTTATTTCTGCACCACCAGAACCAGAATAATTTATAAAAAAATCAGAGTTATCATTATTGGTTTCAAAATACTGCAAAACACTTTCATGAGCATTAACAACTTTTAAACCTGAAGTTTGGCCTGAACCTGTTGCACGGAATTGTCCTGTTGTAGCTATGTGCTGGTCAGAAAGTAAAGTTAAAATTTCATTCGCTGTCTGATCTGCGGTGGCTCCACTCTCTATGCCATCTAACTTTGTACCATCAGCAGCTACGTCACGACCATCTACGTTACCAGATACAACGATATTACCTGTAACTGAAACACCTGTTGAAGCTGTTTCAATCTTGAGATTGTCATTATGATATAGCCCTACGGCTCCGTTAGTAGCGGCTGTTATTTTGTTTTCACCAGTTCCACTTTGTACAAAGAAATTATTATCACCCCTTATAAAAAGATCACCAGTACCAGAATCAGTTATGAAGCTATGATTGCCACTGTGAAATATCTCTAGACCATCAGAACTTGTACCATATATAGATTTTACATTGTCATTATGTATGTTACTACCAGTAAATGTGTTACCAGTTTTAAGAGCAAAGTTACCTGTTTGTGTTACACCATCTACCCAAGCACTACCTGTATAAACTTTAAGTGAATCAGACGTAGTGTTAAAGAATAAATCTCCAACATCTAAACTATCTGTAGGGTTGTTTGCACCTATACGATATGTATTAGCAAAACTGTTAACACTAGATATATTACTTGCAACAGTATTTACGTTGCTTATAGAACCAGCAACTGTTCCTATATCAGTAGCATCATTAGCAACTGAAGTAACATTGCTTGAAATACCAGCAACTGTAGTTACGTTAGATGAAATACCAGCAACTGTAGTTACGTTAGATGAAATACCTGCAACAGTCGTTATATTACTTGATATGTCTGCAAGTGTATCCATGTCAGATACGATTGCTGTAGTACCTAAAGTATTCATATCAGCTACAGCATCAGCAGTACCTAACCTTCCTATCTCTGTTGCTTTTGCAGCTACAGCACCAATGTCTGTTGCGTCTGCTGCAACAGCAGTAATGTCAGAAGAGATGCCAGCAACAGTTGTCACATTAGCTTGAATGCCAGCAACAGTTGTCACGTTACTAGATATGCCAGCGACTGTAGTTACGTTGCTATTTATGCCAGCTACAGTATTAATATTTGTTGTGTTAGCACCAGCAGCAGCAATGTTAGTTGCATTTGCAGCAACTGTTGAAACTTCTGTTGCCTTTGGTACTAACCTGTGAAATGCGTATGTATGTAATGTAGATGTAGTTTCTACTATTACACCAAAACCTGCTGTAAGAACTGTAGAACCACAACCTGTAATTGTAACTGTATTACCAGTACCAGCACCATTAGAAATAGTAACTGTACCGCTACTCGGTGTGCGTGTACTTCCAATAGCCTTAATAGATACAAGAGTACCACTACCATTATTTACATCAGGGTTAGCTGTAGGAAAATTTGTTTCGCTTGCTATTGGTACAAAACCACCAACATCATCTACAAGATCAATAATTCTGTCATTAATAGCTGCTGTTGTTGCAATCGTTGTATCGTTATCTGGAAATGTATCACCATCTTTTATTGTGTCACCTGTACTTATATTAAAATATCTTGCGTCTGCTTCTGTTTCAGTAAAATATCTACCATCTAATGCACCATTTGTAAGTTCAGTTTCAGTAAAATATCTGTTATCTAACTGACCAGCATCTAATTCTGTTTCTGTATAGTACCTACCATCTAATGTGCCATCAGCTATTTTAGCATTAGTAACAGCGTCATCAGCTATATGCTCATTGTTTATAGCATTATCTTGTACGTTATCTCCGTCTATAATGTCATTTGCTAAATGTTCGTGATCTATAGAACCAGCTACATAATGCTCTGAATTAATTACATCATCTTGAATATTATCACCATCTATAATGTCATTTGCAAGATGTTCATGATCTATACTACCTGCAACATAATGTTCAGAATTAATTACATCATCTTGAATATTATCTCCGTCAATGATGTCGTTAGCTAGATGTTCATGATCTATAGACCCATCTACATAGTTTCTTGAATCTACAGCATTATCACCTAATTTAGAATTTGATACTGCATTGTTTTCAAGTTTAGCAGTAGTTACATTTTCATTTGCTATATGCTGTGTATCTATACTAAGGTCTACATAATGCTCTGAATCTATACTGTCATCAGCTATCTTTGCATTTGTGACAGCATCACCAGCAATCATTTGATTTGATACTGTGCCTGTATCTCCTGTGGTTACGACTGTACCTGTAATATCAGGTATGGTGATTGTTCTATCATCAGTAGGATTTGTTATTGCTAAAGTTGTTTCATTGTCATCATCAGTTGCACCTTCAAAAACTAGGTCACCTGTAATTGTTTGTGAGCCATCTCTTTTAACATAATCGCCAGCTATTTCTTGAAGACCAAATAATATTTGATCGCTATTATTATCTAAATCTGTTTCCGTTAAAACACTACCATCTGCAAAATCTACTTTCTTTGCACTTATATTTGTATCTCTTGTAAATACAACATTAGCTGTACCACTTGGGGGTGTGTTGCCAGAAGTAAATTGTACTTGAGAACCAACAATATTATAGTGAGTACCTAATGTTTTAAGAACACCACCAACTGTAACATCAACTTCTGTGTTAGCTAAAAAAGCAAACGATATAGCAAAGTTATTTTGGCTACCTGTACCATTATGATTTTGTGTAGTAGCTGTTGTGTTGGTAGCCATAGTTAATTTCCAGAGAAGTTCTCTAATATTGGTATTATATCTTCATAAGCTCTTCTGTTCTCGTTTTCAGCCATTGATTTTATTTTTTTATCCATAATATATTCTTTATAGTACTCTACAGCAACTTTTTTGTAATCCTTCCAAAAAGTTCTTACTGGTTGTTGTAGTTCTTTTCTTATAATTTCTTTTCTTGTTAACATTCCTTGTGCATCAATACCCCCAGAACGATCAGCTTCTAATTCTTTTAAAGCTTTGATATTATTTTTATTTCTAGAAAGTTCTAAAATTATTTCTGGAAAGCGTTTACCATTTTGCGGATCAAAAAAAGGTCTGCCTTTTTCGTCATAGCTTATCTTTATAAAAGGTATTAGACTTGTTAGCTTGTTATATTGTGGTGTTGTTAAATTTACTTCATTACCATATTTATTAAATCTAATAGTATCAAGCGGTGGTACAAGCTTAAGATCTAATCTTCTTATATATTCATCAACAGGATTGTCTTTTTCTTTTTTATATTTAAAAGGATTGAAATAATTACCAAAGAAAGCACCCTCTGGGTATTCTGCAATTCTGCCTGTTGTCATGCTTCTTATTGGTTCAATATCTGCACTAAAACCTGCTGTATAGTCTTGTAAACTTCTTGTTATCATTGTGCCAAAAATATCTAAATCTTGAAAAGGATTATTAGATAGTTTTAAACTACCAAAATCATTACCTTCATATTCACCATAATCTTCTGTATAGTTTCCTCTATCTTCGATCCTCTCTGTTTGAGGTTTTCTATCTCCTTTTCTAAATTTAATTTTTCTTTTTGGAAATCTACCTTCGTATGTTTGAGTTCCTAATAATTTACCTTCATTATCACGAAGTTCGTATGTCCATTTTTCACCTCTTGCTCTTGTAATGCTTCTCCATAAAGAAGAGAAAGGTACAAGATTTGCAGCGTAATTTGCTCCTACTCTATAAAATCTTTTTAAAGCACCAACATCACTTGTTAAATCAATAAAATCTGCAACTTGTTTAAGCATATATTTATTGCCTATATTTCTTGATACCAAACCTGTAAGAGCAAAAGCAGCATTATCATAATCTTCATCACTTACAAAATCTCTAATATATGCTAAATCACCTGAGATCATAAATAAAGAACCTATTGGTTCCATTCGAGATAAAAGATCTATATATTCATAATTTGGTAAACCATTATCTCCTCTAATTACTTGACCATCTTTGTCTTTTTGTAAAACTCTCCAACTATAAGGTAATTCATCAGTTCTTTTTTCTCCTTCTCTTAAATATTTATTATGATGACCTCCACCAATAAGTGCTAATTCTGCTTCTGGATTATCTCTTTGTGCTGCTAAACCTATAAAATAACCCCACAAAAGACCCCCTACAGTAGCTTCTCCGTTAGCTCTATATGCAGTAGCTAAGTCATCACTTAACAAATTATCATTATGTTCTTTTAAAATTCTTCCTAAAGTTGCGTTGTATTTAGGTGGCATACCTCTAAATAAAGTTCTTAAGTCTGGAAAACCTGTTCTTCTTGTGACTTGTTTACCTATATTTACAGGTGTTGTCACAAAAGGAAGCATAGGTCTTACAGCAGAAATTTTTAATATTTCTGCCATTTTTTTTGTTATAGCTGAACCACGACCATTAATAAGAAATCCTTTGCCTAGTTCAGTTGTAAATGTTCTATCTGCTGAATAATCTAAAGCTCTTGTATATGCGTCTAAAATATTTTCATTTGGTACAAAATTAGGAAAAGCACTATCCATGCCTTTTGTAAAACTTCTTGTGTTAACAATATCTATAATTTCATCAAAATTACTTTTTACATAAATCTGAAAAGCTTTACCTGTTAATCCTCTTTCTGTTGCTTGTTGCGTAAGCTCACCCATTAAATGTGAACGAAATGCAGTTTGTTTTATAAATTCGTCACCTGCCATCATAAGTCGAGAGGGTACTCTAACTCCATGACCAAGTAAATTTATACTTTTTGCAAAAGCACTATCACCCATCATTCTTATTGCATATCTTTCATAAAAATCTTGTGTACCAAACATTCTTCTTTCATCAAGAATATTTTTATCAAGCCATAGTGCTTTACCTGCTGCTTTAATGCTGTCTGTAAAAGAAGTAAAAATAGTAGCAAGCTCTCTAGCTGCCCTTATCTTCATCTGTTTTTCCATGATTGGCGCACCAAATGCTAGGTCTAAAGGACCAAGAGCAACATTAAATAAAGAACCAATAATATTGATAATTTGTGTTTCTGGTGCTGACAATAAATTATTTATAAACAACTCATTACTAATTCTAAAAAGCTTACCTGCCCTATCAGTTAAAGTCATACCTTGTACAAGCTTGCTTATTTTTTTACTATCACCCTGCATAGCTAATACTTTTCTTGTAATACCTAACAAACCTTCAATATCATTGTCTTTTATATAAGTTTGCATACCTTCATATAGTTCTTCTTTTGTTGGTATTAGTTTTTGTTCAACTATTTGTTTTTTAGTCTTTTCAACTAAATCTCTTGTTGTCGTTTGGAATCTTTCTTTTTTTGCACGTTCAACAGTTTTTTCTCCACCACCAATACCTGCTTGTACTTCTTCGTCAACAGATTTACGAATGACATCTTTAGGTTCTGCATCTATAAGTTGATTTATTCGTACTGTACCTGCTGTTTCGTTGCTTATTTTTTTAGTTGGACCTGCAAGATTTATCATCTTTGATACATCTTCTGACCAATTCTGTAATAGTTCATCTGGTATCTCTTCTCCAAGCATAAAAGCTTGTTCTATATCGGTCATGTATTGACTTACGTTTGTAGCTAGTCTTTTTTGTTCTTTTATTGCACCAAGATAAATAACCCTCATGTGTTTTTCTGGGTCATTAGGACTAATTTTTTTCGCTATCTGAATTACTTTAGGCAACAGTTCATCATAGCCCATAGCACTTGCAGCTTCTATTGAAAACTCGTCAGGTATAACAATTCTATTTAGTACTTTACCTGTAGCTTTCCATGTATCATCAGTAATACTTTCTACATCATTCCAAATCTTAGGATTAGGTTTTGATTGCTGTAAAGGCAAATC